CTCAAGGTGGTTGGTTCCAAACATTAGGTACTAAAATGCAGAAAATTTCTAACAAAATTCACCAATTAACCCTTCGTGGTGGTGCAAATTTCTTAGTATGTTCTCCAACAGTAGCTACAGTGCTTGAATCAATCCCAGGATTTGCTTCTAACTCTAATGGTGATGCAGCAAATATGGAATATGCAATGGGTGTTCAGAAAGTTGGTTCAATCAACAATCGTTACACTGTTTACAAAAACCCTTATATGACTGAAAACGTTATCTTAATGGGTTTCCGTGGTAAACAATTCTTTGAAACAGGTGCTGTGTTTGCTCCATATATTCCGTTGATTATGACTCCTCTTGTGTACGATCCAACAACATTTACTCCACGTAAAGGTTTGATGACTCGTTACGCTAAGAAAATGTTACGTCCTGAATTCTATGGTAAAATCTATGTAAGTGGTTTATCTACTCTATAATAGGTTAAGTTAACCAAAGAAAGTAAGCCGAACAGTATGTTCGGCTTCTTTTTTCAATATTTATAATAAAATAAAACATGAACATTCCAATATATCCTGGCTCATCTTCTTTTTATACAGGTAGTACACCTTTTGGATTTTATGACACAGATACCCAGTTCCAAGTAGATGCAGATAAAGTAACCACATTTTGTGCTAGAAGACTAGGATTTCCAATGATGGGAGTCGAATTACAAGATATCAATTTTTATGCCGCATTTGAAGAAGCAGTTACTACTTATGGGAATGAATTATATGCTTATCAAGTAAGAGATAATATGTTAAATGTTTTAGGAGCACCTACATCCTCAAATATGAATCATGTTATTACTACTCCTTCAATGAATGGAGTAATAAGAATCTCTCAACAATATGGAACAGAAGCCGGAGTAGGAGGAAATACAAATTGGTATAGTGGTTCTTTTATAACAACAGCTTCTATCCAAGATTATGATTTTAATCAATGGGCAATAGCAAATAACATTACTGGAGGAATAGAAGTGAGAAGAATATTTTGGCAACCAATTCCAGCAGTAAATCAAGTATATAATATGAATTTTTTCTCAGGACTTGGAGGAGTACCTGCGGTAGGTTCATTTGGATTATTTGGAGCATCAGGATTTCTTATGTATCCTACAAGTTTGATGATACAAACTACTCAAGCTGTAGAAATGCAAAATCAAGTAGCTTTATCAGATTATAGTTTTGAATTAATAAATAATAGATTAAGAATATTTCCTGTTCCTGTTGAAGACGGATGCCATATTTGGTTCCAATATCTTAATATTCAAGAAAGAATAAATAATTCTATCACACAATCTCCTACTTCTGTAACTAATGTGTCTAATGTTAATTTTTCAAATCCAACTTATTCCCAAATTAATTCAATAGGAAGACAATGGATATTTGAATATACCTTAGCTATTTGTAAAGAAATGTTAGGATTTATAAGAGGAAAATATCAACAAATCCCTATACCAGGCAAAGAAATGTCTTTAAATCAAGCAGATCTAATAACATCAGCAAATAATGAAAAAACATCATTAATAGAAAGACTTAGAGCATATTTTGATGAAACAAGTAGACAATCATTATTAGAAAGAAAAACAAAAGAAAGTGACGCGGCTATGACTGAGTTAGGTCGTGCTCCTTTAACAATATATATCGGTTAATTAAATGGCACTTTTTGGAACAAGTCGTGACGCATCTTTCCTAAGATCAATTAATAGAGAATTGATGGGAAATATTATTTCCCAACAATGTGCCTTTTATAAATACAAATTAGCAGAAACCCAAACCAACATATATGGAGAATCATCAGGAGGAAAATTCTTTGATGGGCCGGTATTATTAAATGCTTTAATAACAATAGGAGATAATACTAGTCCTGTGAGTGATTTAGGTGTAAATTTTGATTGGCCTATAAGTTTTGCTTTTTTAAGAGATGATTTAGTTGAAGCAAACTTGCATCCTGAAGTAGGAGATGTTATATTATATCAAGAAAGTTATTGGGAAGTAGATAATACTAATATAACACAATTTTGGAGTGGTAAAGATCCTAATTATCCATATAATAAAAATCCATTAAACCCAGGACTAGAAGAATTCGGATATAATGTTAGTGTTACTTGTGAGTGTCATTATGTTCCCGGAGATAGAATCAATATTCAACCTTATAGATTAAAATGATAAATAATACAGATGAAAACAATGATGGGGTTAGAATATGTAGATATAGAGAAGGAAATAAAGAAGATGAATTTTGGTATATAGATAAAAAAGAAATTTAAACATGCCCAATAGTAGAGTTCCAATACCTAAATCACAAAGAGAAATAAGTATCTCTTTGCAAGAACCTTATAATCAAGAAGGTCCTGGTTTTTCACCTGTTGGTAATCCAAATTCAACAGTTGAATTAAACAGAGGAAATCAAGTATCATTTAAAGGCGATACAACTAAACCTTTTTCAATAGGGATACAAGATATTGATGAGGCTATACTTTATTATTTTAAAAATGTTATTAAACCTTTTGTTTTACAAAATGGAGATAGAATTGAGGTACCTGTAATATATGGTTCACCTGAAAAATGGGTTTCATTTCAAAAGAATGGATATTATAGAGATGCACAAGGTAGAATTATGATGCCTATAATAATGTTTAAAAGAGATAATATTGAAAAAGTAAGATCCATAGCAAATAAATTAGATGCAAATAATCCCCATAATATAGCAATTTATAGAAAATTATGGAGTGTAAAAAATTCATACGATAATTTTAGTGTATTAAACAATATAAAACCAGAAAAAATAAATTATGCGGTTGTAGTCCCAGACTATATTACTTTAACTTATAGTTGTGCTATTAATACTTATTATATGGATCAATTAAATAAAATTGTTGAAGCAATTGAATATGCATCTGATTCATATTGGGGTAATCCTGCAAGATTCTTATTTAGAGCGATGATTGATTCGTTTGCTATTAAAACTGAGTTAAGTGAAAAAGAAGAAAGAGTAGTAAGTAGTACATTTAGTATCAAAATGAATGGTTATATAATACCTGATGTTATTCAAAAAGATCTAACTGCTCTAAAAAAATTACCAGATATTGCAAAAGTAGAAATAAATGAATATCCTAGAGATAATAATATTATTCATTCTTTAATAAATAATAATATTTGGAATGATAATAACGTTTGGGATGATAATAATATTTGGACAGATTAAATATTTATAATAAAAATACTTGAAATAAACAGAAAACCAGAACCAATGCCAGGACAAATACCAGTACCAATAGTACCAATGTCAGTACCAGGACCAGACGATATAAAGAATGGAGAATCTTATTTAATAATAAGAGAAAAATTAAATAAAGTAATAGATATAGTTAATAAGCCTGTTAAGCCACCTGATTCTTCTTCTAGTCCTTTTCAACTAATATCAGAAACTAATATTGATTTAAGTTTAGCACCTACATCTAGTAATTATATAACATTATTTGGTGAATGGCAAGGAGATTTTACAAAAGGAACAATACTTTATTATTACGATATAACTGGTAGTTTATTGACTACTTTTACAATTGATAATATTGATATTGATGAAAAAATATTGGTTTTAGGATATAATGAACTTCCTCAAAATCTTCCTTCTCTTAATAATTTTCTTACTAATCTTAATCCTCTCCCATCTGATTATATAGGAAGTAAAATAAAACTCATCAACTCTGCATTACCAGCACCAATACCAGGACCAATACCAACTGATAATGGATTATTCTATCCAAATGAAATAATAGATATTACAATAATACCTAGTGAATCACAAGCTATAGCATTATCTGCTAGTGTTATGTACACATCTAGTATAGATTCTACATATGCAAATACAGATACAGGTCAAACCTATTTTATTATAGATAAAGATCTAACATCCTATTATAATAATGGAGATAATATTAGTATGATAGGTAGAAATTCTGGTATTTCAATATATTCTCCTACTATACAAAATATAATGGCTTGGCCTGTAAATATTTCTCCAATATATGTAGTAGAAAATATAATAGAATCTACACTTAAAAACTTCATACACCAGGAAATCCCTATAGGAGAAACATGTATCCCTTTATTTTTTATTTTAAAGAATAAAGGTGAAGATGTATCTACTACGGAAAAGGAAAGAACCAAAGCAATAATATCACAGAATAAAGTATATACGCAAAAACAAATGAAACCAGTAACTTCATTCGAGTTCCCTCTACTTTTCTCAAATTCATCTTATATGAGTGGTGAATATAAAAAATTAAATTCTATTGCTGCAGGTACTGCTATAAATGCAGTAAGTGAATATAAAGCTGTTTCTTCTTCTTTAAATTTTGTTATAACAGAAGGAGGGAGTATTACTTCATCAAATTCAATTATATTATCATTATATGGTCTTCCTTTTTAAAAATAAAATTTATGTCAATTATTAAAAAATCTCTAGAACCCCAAGAAATCCAATCCTTAAAACAAATTCAAGAATCCAGACTGCAATTAATAGAACAATTTGGTATAATTGAATTAAGAATGCAAGAACTTGTATTACAAAAAGAAATGTTAAAAGAAAAATTAAAAACCTTAAAACAAGAAGAATTAAGCATGGGAGAAAAACTTCAACAAAAATATGGTGAAGG